GGTTAGTTTTTACAAACTATGCGGTTGGGTCAACGGCTGCATCTGCGTAAGCAACTGCATCCTGCTCTTCCCATTGCAAACCAAAACGAACGAATACTGTGTACTCGATTGTATCTTTCTTTGGCTTGTACTCACGGTTTACCGTGATATCACGCTGGAAGCCCCATACGCGGTTAGCAGGGAATGTCAAATCGACATAGTCTGCTGGGTAGTAAGGTACTTCCATGACATCGATTCCGAGAACACGAGTTGTACGTGCTCCGCCGAATGTCTGTCCAACGCCATCAAGATATGACTGACGATTGCGCTCTGTGCCTCCTGGTGTTCCTGCAAATGCTTCCGCAATTGCGTCTGCCAGGGTACCGTTGTTCTTGACAATTCCCTGGAAAGCATCTGTACCAGCATAGAACTTTAGGTTCTGCTTGATAGCACGATACTTACGTGGCATTGCAAGAATAATATCTTGCATTACCTGTGTGGTCCAGTTATCATCAGTAACAGTGACGAGTGCCTCATGAGCATCTCCATCGGTTGTTACTTTATGAACAAAGCCTTCCATGATTGAAAGGAATGATCCAGTTGAACCATCGCCATTAATAGCGAGGTCTTCAATATCGTTAGCAAATGCATTGGTCATCAAGCGAACTAGATGATCTTCCAACGCACCTCCTTCAATATTATCTTCAAGTGACTCTGTAGATACTTCCCAATCAAGACGAATCTTTTTGGTTGTAAGTTCTACCTTACTGAATGTAGCACCTGTATTTGTGTAATCGTTGCTTGCCTGTGCAGCAGCACGAATGACACGCTCACCAACGTTAACCTTCTCGATTTCCATGGTGTTTGCTCTCATTGTAACTCTACGACCATCTTTGGCGAGAACTGTTGCATCCCACACGTAGTCGATAAAGCGACGAGCCTGCTCTGGTGCTAGAATACCGCCTGGTGTACCTGTTGGGTTAACCGAGTTTGGGCCTTCTGTACCGAAGTTTGCAGTAGCAATGTTACCAAGGTTAGCTCCGATGTTACTGGTTGATGGGTTTGTTGCAACCGCATCACCAATTCCACCTGAAGCAAATGCGCCATCGCCTGCATGTTGATGTGCTACGGTTGGAGCGCCAGGGTAATTTTTTACTATTTCTTGTTCCGACATATTGTTCACCTCCTAGTGAATTTATACCTTAATTAAATAGGTCGGCATTTGTGAGGAAACGTCCGCCCCATAGGGATTTTTGAACCTGTCTTGTAACAGGTTCCTGTACGATCTCGCCTAGATCGCCAGACTTGCGGAAAGCCGTATCTTTTTCAACAAGATCTACTCGCTTTCCAAACTCATTAAAAGTTCCCTTTACTTGGCTTACCTCACTTGCTACAGACTTTACTTCGCCTGTAACTGTTTCAAGGGACTTTGTTATTGCTTCAACATTAGCTTGCATAGCTTTAACTGTTTCAGCAAGATTGCTCAAGGCATTTGTTAGAGAGTCATTGATGTCAGCAACTGATTTTGCAATCTCTGCTGTTGTATCAACAACTGCGTCTACTGACTTTTCTGCTGCATCATCAGCAACAGGAGCATCCACTGCATCTACTGCCTCTTCTGCCACTGGCTCTTCAGCAGGCACTTCTACAGCGACTTCTTCTACAGCAACTTCCGCTGGTGCAGATTCTGCTGGAGCCTCTGGAGCAACCTCAACATTTGGAACAACTGACTCACCCTCAGCAAGTAATGCTGGAGCTGTCTCATTTGTTTCTTCTGTCATAGGATTTTCCTCCTTTGTCATCTTAATTGTCTTAATGCCTTTTGCACTATCAACTAAGAACTTTAGTGTTTCTGTATCGTTCTGATCTTCAACAAATCCAATGTTTTTCATTGTACCATTGCAAGATGGACAACTTTCTTCAGAATCTTTAGAAAGCCGAACAATATCATCTGTGTTGCACCAATAAACTGTATCAACAACTGCCTTTGCAAGAAATCCGCCTAGTTGTCCTTTTTCAATGGATATAACATTAGCGAATTGATTTGCTGGATTGTCTACCAGTGATAATTCGTGCAGGTCGTACTCTTTAATTATACGCACTGATTTATCAAGTTTATCATCATATGTGTCATCTGACTTTGTGATGTTTCCACCAATTGAAAAACCAGTCAAAGTTCCATCAAGAACTTTCTCCCAAGTATCCTGTGCGCCTTTTGAAACATAGGCTGAAACATATACTCCGCTGTAAAATTTCTTTTCTCTTGGATCAAAATAACGATCCTCTTTAAATGAAACAACTTTACCTACAGCACTGGGTTGATGCATTTCACGTAGGTTGCCACGGAATTTTTTAAATGCCTCTATACTTGCTTCAGTTGTGACGATATCACCTTGTTTGTCTACATTGTCTAATGTAGCAAAACCAGAGACAATACGTCGTTCTTGATCTACCTTGCCAATAGGCATAGAGAAGCGAACATTGTCGCCATCAGTAACCCATTGTGCTTTATTTATAATCATGGCAGGTTAATTATATCATTCCTTTATAATGTTTTTCTCAATTATTGAGACGATCTTCCCTCACCCTGTGGATTTCTTCCAGATAGGGTTGTAGGGGAATCTGAGTTATTATTTGTTCGTTCTGCGTCTCTTTCTCTGTTACCCGCCAAGTTTGCTCTAGCGTCAGTAGCCTGTCTTGCAGACATGGTAAATGGATCATCTCCATCTGGACGCTGTGACATATGTAGCATTTCACGAGCCTCATTTGGAGTTATAACCTGAGTTTTAACATATCGTTCAATAATCTGAGACTGCGCTATTTCATCTGTCAAGGTAAGTTCATTAAACTTGAGTTGTAAAATATCAGTCTTTTCACGAATAATCTTATTAACAATCTTTTCAATATTTCTTTGTTCTGGTCTTGCAACCTGCTCTTTAAATGTTCTGTCTTGAGACATAGCAGCAGCAATAGCAGCAGAGTCAGCTCCACCTAGTTTTGAAATAGGAACTTGATGAGCAATCAAAATATCATCACGATTTTGTTTACGATATTTTTCAAATGATCCTTCTTGAACACCGCTTTCAATAGGCTTCATATCAAACTCAACTTTACTTCCTTCTGTATCTCCAGGAAGTGGAATATAAAGTGTTCTATGGTTTTGTCCTTTAAGACCTGTTTGCATAAATCGGAACATCTTATCTTCTGCATCTGCAGATAGCTTTGCTCCCTTTACTGTAATGATATATCTTGGAACTGCTTTATTTTGGAAGTAGTCAATATTGTATTGAGATGCAAGTGAGTCTCCAACTACCGCCTGAATTGCAGAAAGAATATCTGGAATTCCATAAAATGTATTTAAAGGAGAATATGACTTGTAATGAATAATTTCATTTGGTCGTGGATCAGATGTTATTGGATTTTGATTCTTTGCTCCAAAGTTGCGGAAGTAAACAACCTTCTGCCCAATGATTTGTACAAAGCCATCACGTAGACGACGAACACGAACTGTAGTTGCTGGAATATGTCCAAGATATCCAATCTCACCACTTACGGTTCTACCAATTTCTAAAAAGCCATTTCCAGTAGCCTGAACATCTGTATAAAACTTAACCATTGTCTGCTCAAAACTATCATCATCATTTAATGTTTCTAGCCAGTCACGGACCTCAAGCTTTAGTCTTTCAATTCTACGACGAGCACGATCAACCTGTTCATTATCATCATTCATTTCAAAGCGAAGCATTGTTCTATCTGTAATATCAAAATCATATCCAAGACCTACAACATTTTCTACCTTTGCATCAATAGCAGCATGGTTTGCAAATGAATTATCATAATAGCTTGCTAGTTCATAAAGATTATATGGTGGTGTAATTACATCAAATAGTCCATAGCCATTTCTATATACCGTGCCAGGATTAATTTGTTTAGAGTATGTTCCATCTTTTCCAGCAGGTACTGAGTTAGCTGCTGCTAAATATTGTGGAGTTGGATTAACTGCTGGATACTTTGGATCATATCCGTTTGTGCTTGAACTTGGGCTAACGTATTTGGAAACGTTGCGAGTTGTTCTACGTTTAAAATTAATATCAATGCCAGATAGATCTTTTAGTTCGTCCCATGACTTTGAAAAAGGATCACTGTTTAAAAATGGATTATTTTCTTCTGGTTGTGTATGTAAACTTGCTTGAATATAATCGTAATCATTACTCATTTTCGTATGCTGCTCTTCCGTGTGTATTTAAAGTATCTTGTGCTGCTTTCCATGCGCCTAAGTCATTCATAGATGGTATAAGACCATTTTTCATACGATCTATTTGTTCGCTATACTCTTCATCGCTAATTCTTGTAAGCCCCGCAACAAATACTGCTTCGCCATCTCCAGGATCTCCGTAGTGCAAGGCTGCTTGTTTTAATTTGGAAATCTGAGAAATATCGCCTCTCATAGAAGGTATGTTTAAAACATTGCCCTCTCCGTCTGTAAACCATTTTCCATTAGATTTTTTATAAACATATAAACCCCAGTCATAGTTTTTATCAATGACCTTTTTTCTAACGTTGCTTACAAGGGGTTTACCAGTTTTTTGACTAATTAATGGATTCATGTACTAAAGTATACCAGATTATACTGGTGTACCCACTCTTATAGTCCAAGTTGTGTCAGAATATATCTTCATTTTATCTGCGTCTACCGTTAATCCTTCGTCATCATCAATGATTATCTTATTAGTTCCTATATATGTTTGATAGACTTCTGCTGGATTAACGCCATATATATCTGAGGCAGAAATAATAAGTACCCCGTCCCAAATAAAGTTATTATCCCAATAAGCCCAATCAAAGTTTAATATACCGTCAGTCTTGACGCCTAGCCATGGCCTTGTTATATTTGTCTGCACCTGCTGTAAATTATTTGCTTGATAATAGGCAACATTATTAAATACCATTGGCCCATTAAGATTAATACCACCAAGATATGCGTCAAAGCTAAGTGATTGTGCAAATCTTATACCAAGAACACCCCACTCTTTAATAGTAACTATTGGCTCTCTAACCAAGACTCCGTTCCAATAGTATGTAAGTCCGTTATATTCTTGTCCAGTTGCAAGACTCTTGGCAAAAACTCTGGCCCTTCTACCATCTGTACCTATTGCTTCAATATAAAACTTTATAGTATCTGCTTTATAGTTAATTTCAAATAATTCTGTTGGACTTATTGGAAACACATCAAGATCTGATCTCATCCATAATTGAGCAGCACTTACCTGATAGTCTGCAGCCTGTGTTGTATTTATTGGTAAAGCAATTCCACGACTTACTAATGGATCAAACTCTCCCCTAATTTCAATTCCAGATGTTCTATTTAAATATAAATATGGTGTACTTGCTTTGTATATGC